ATCTAATATCATTTCTTATACGGAGTGTGCTGGTTCTGGACGTAGTTATACTTATAATGGGGACACCGTGAACATTAACGGCGACAGTGTAAATGATAAAGCCGATTGTCGAGCTTATGCCTCAATTACAGGTGCCCAAATTTATTGCTTTACATACCAATATCAAGTGAAATAATTGTACCCGCGCCTATGGTCTGTTGCTGGTGCAATGCTTATCGCTGGTGATGCTCTCTCAAAAGAGTTTCCCTCAAAGAGTAAGGAACTATTAAGGTTGTGCAGAGCTTACCGCTTAAAATCAACAAACTCTAAACAATAGGTATAGTACTTATGGACAGCATAGATGATATTAGAAAAAGAGCAGAAACAGATTTGGCATTTTTCATATCTCTTGTTGCTCCTTCGCAGGTCCTTGGGGACTGCCACAGAGAAGCCATTGACTGGTGGACCAGACAGGATAGCAAAGCTTTTCAGCTCCTTCTGTTTCCACGAGATCATGGTAAGTCTCGCTTAGTGGCATACAGGGTGGCACAAGCCCTAGCCAAGGACCCTACGTTACGTATCCTGTATATCTCAGCTACATCTAACCTAGCAGAGAAGCAGCTAACCTTTATTAAGGGTATCATTGATAACCCTATCTTTAAGAGGTACTGGCCTGAACACCTTCTTGTAGAGGAGGGTAAACGAGCCAAGTGGACTAACACTGAGATTAGCTTAGATCACCCTCTACGTAAGAAAGAGAACATACGTGAGCCTTCTGTATTTACAGCTGGTCTGACAACTAGCCTAACTGGCCTACACTGTGACATTGCTGTACTCGATGACATTGTTGTCTCTGAGAACGCTTTAACACAGGAGGGCCGTAATAAGGTAGCAAGCCAGTACAGCCTCCTAGCGTCCATTGAGGCTGCAGATGCTCAAGAGTGGGTGGTTGGTACTAGATACCACGCCAAGGACCTCTACGATAGCTTAATATCGATGAGAGAGCAACTCTTTGATAAGAAGGGTAATCAAATTGGTGAGGACTCTATCTATGAGGTATTTGAAAGACCTGTTGAAGACTTGGGTGATGGCACTGGTCAATTCTTATGGCCTCGTCAACAACGTAAGGATGGCAAGTGGTTTGGTTTTGATATCCCTATCTTAGCTAAGAAGCGTGGTAAATACTTAGACAGGGGTCAATTTAGAGCACAGTATTATAATGACCCTAGTGACCCTGATAACGTGCCTGTTAGTCGTGAGAAGATACAGTATTACGATAGGAAGTATTTGAAGCTTGAGGGTAGTCACTGGTACTATAGGGGTAGCCGTCTGAATGTATTTGCTGCTATTGACTTTGCATATAGCTTAAAAGCTAAGGCAGATTATACAGCACTGGTTACTGTTGGTATTGACTCAGATAATAACATTTACATAATGGATATTGACAGGTTTAAGACTGACCGCATATCTGAATACTTTGAGCATATCTTTGAGGCACACACTAAGTGGTACTTTAAGAAGATGAGGGCTGAGGTCTCAGTAGCTCAGATGGCTATTGTAAGACAACTTAAAGAACTTGTTAAACAGAATGGGTTAGCGTTATCTATTGAGGATTACAGACCTAATAAGGCTCAGGGTAACAAGGATGAACGTATATCCTCTATCCTAGAGCCACGGTATGATAATCTATCTATGTGGCATTACAGGGGTGGTAATAACCAATACCTTGAGGATGAGCTTGGTTCACGTAACCCTGCTCACGATGACTGTAAGGATGCACTAGCTACAGCTGTTGATATGGCAATAAAGCCAACTAGAAACTTAGGTCGCACAAACAAAAGTAATATTGTGTGGTCACAATCAAAATTTAGAGCGGGATCAAGATGACAACAACACTCGACGTGGAACACCTACTAGATCCAGATGGTCTTGCTGTAGACATTGCTAACCAACACTCAGAGTGGCGTATGCTACGTAACACATGGGTTGAGCAGACAAAGGATGTACGTGACTATGTTTTTGCAACAGATACAAAGACAACAGCTAACGCTATACTACCTTGGTCTAACACAACGACTACACCTAAGCTAACTCAGATCTATGATAACTTACTAGCTAACTATTTTATGACCTTGTTTCCACAGATGAAGTGGATGAAGTGGCAAGCTGATAATCAGGGGGATGCCACCAAAGTTAAGCGTGATGTAATCCAAGCATACATGGAAAACAAGATTACTAACTCTGGCTTTGAGGATGAAACTAATTCACTCCTGTCTGACTGGTTACTAACTGGCAACTGTTTTGGTATGGTTGAATGGGTAGATAACTACACTATACAAGAGGATGGTGAGTTTACCCCACAATACACTGGTCCTATGATGACACGTATTAGTCCATATGACATTACCTTTAATCCAGCAGCTACTACATTTGCTGAGACACCTAAGATCATTAGAAGCTTAAAGTCCCTTGGTGAAGTTAAGCGTATGATCGACAAGGGTAACGATGAGGCTATGAAGCGTGTCTTTGACAAGTCTATGGCTGCTAGGTCAACTGTACGTACAACTGATGGCCATATGGAAAAGGGTCAGGGGTTTGTAGCTGATGGCTTCTCTAATATCCAACAGTATTACGCATCTGACTATGTAGAAATCCTAACATTCTATGGGGACATCTACAGCCATGAGTCAGGTGAGATTATGACTGACCGTGTAATAACAGTCCTTGACCGAGCTTATGTCTTAAGTAATGTTGAGGAACCTTCGTGGCTTGGTCACTCACCAATATTCCACTCAGGCTGGAGACCACGACCAGACAACCTTTATGCAATGGGTCCACTGGATAACTTGATTGGCATCCAGTACCGTATTGATCACCTAGAGAACCTCAAGGCTGATGTGTTTGATCAGATAGCCTACCCTATGTTAAAGATTAAGGGTGACGTAGAGGACTTTGACTTTGAACCGGGGGGTAGGGTCTACTTAGGTGAAGAGGGTGATGTTGGTTACTTACAACCTGATTCCACTGCTCTACAGGCTGACTTGCAGATACAAGAGCTTGAACGTAGGATGGAGGAGTTAGCTGGTGCACCTAAGCAATCAATGGGTATTCGAACACCCGGAGAGAAGACTGCTTTTGAGGTTCAGGCATTGGATAACTCCTCTGGACGAATCTACCAGCATAAGACAGCACACTTTGAGCGTACATTCCTAGAGAAGATCTTGAATGCCATGTTAGAAGTGTCAAGACGTAACATGAACTCTTCTGATACTATTAGAATACTTGATGATGCCACTGGCTTTCAACTGTTCCAAGAGATAACTAAGGAAGATATTTCTGCTAAGGGTAAAATTATCCCTATTGGAGCTAGGCACTTTGCTGAACGAGCGCGTAGGGTTCAGAACCTTACTCAACTGTTTCAGATCAAGGCTCAAGATCCTACTGTGGCACCTCACCTCTCTGGTAAGGAGCTTGCACGTATTATCGCATCTGAGCTTGGTGAAGAGAGCTTATTTGGGGAAAACATAGCAGTGACTGAGCAACTTGAGACACAACAGATGGCACAAGAAGCTGAGCTAAGTAATGAAGAGAGTATGCAGATGGCTGCTGAGCAGGGGATCTAACATGAAAACCCATTGGCTCAAAGGCTATAACAAAGATAAGGCAAAACGTGAGGCTGAGGTAATGGCTTACAAGAACGCCTTTGATGAACTTACTCTCGTCATTAACCAGAATTACCTTAAGAAGGAGGCTGTACGAGATTACAGTTCTCCTAATTGGGAAATACAACAGATAGCGGTGAATGAATATAATGCCGTTCTCAACGATATACTTAACCTAATAGACCTAACCGAGGACTAATAACACATGACTGTATTTAATGATCAAGATGCCACACAACCAGATGTGACTTCTGATGCAAACTCTGAGACAACCCCAAACACAAGTGAACCATCTTATGTTGAACGTATTGTAGCAGAGCGAGGCGATGTATGGAGTGATCCAGAAGTTATTGCAAAAGGTAAGATCGAGGCTGATACCCACATTAAGTCCTTAGAGACTCAATTGGCTGATCTTCGTGAGGACCTTAGTAAACAGGATTACGCTGCACAACTACTCAAACAGTTGCAGGACAAGGCAACCTCTTCCACGGAGGTAAACCCTGCAGATAACACTGACAATAGTGGCACTGTTGACCCGCTGACCAGCGATGATGACACTGATAATAAATTAGCAAGCCTTGTTGAGAAGACTATTACTGAACGAGAAGTTAAAGCTGCTGTTCAACAAAATGTTGATCTAGTTGATAACATTCTTACTGAAAAGTATGGAACAGAAGCTAATGCTGTCGTTGTCAAGAAAGCTAACGAGCTTGGGCTGTCTATGTCTCGAATGGAAGAGATTGCAGCTGAGTCACCTACCGCTTTTATGGCTCTTGTGGGAGAACCTGCCCCTTCTAAGATTAATCTTACAAAGGGTTCCGTTCGAACAGAGGCAGTTGGTCAACAGTCGGGTGGCGAAAAGAATTGGGACTACTATCAAGACCTTCGTCGTAAAGACCGTAGCTTATATTATAACCCTAAGACGCAGCAACAAATGATGGAAGATAAGCAGCGCCTTGGTTCTAAGTTCGGTAACCTATAAATCAACATTAATTAATTTGGAGAAATAATATGTCTGGAATGACAACAGGAAATACTAACTTGCTGATCCGTGATGAAATCTGGTCCAGTGAACTAAAAGAAATCTTGCGTGATGAAATGATGGCGCAAAAGTATGTACGTATGCTAGAGGGTTTCCCTGATGGCGACCTATTTACAATCCCTTCTATCGGTCAAGCACAAGTTGATGACTATGAAGAAGATACAGATGTACAGTACCGTCCTCTTGATACTGGTGAGTTCCAGTTCTCAATTGACGAGTACCTATCAAGTGCTACTTACATCACTAAGAAGGCTAAGCAAGACTCTTTCTACATGTCTCAACTAGTTTCTCGTTTTGTCCCTGAGATGGAACGTGCAATCATGACTCACTTTGAGACAACTACACTTGCTACACCTGAGGTTGGCGTATCTGCTAACTCTAATGAAGTGATTGATGGCATTGAACACCGTTGGTCAGCTGGTGGTACTGGTGCTGTTATTAACGTAGAAGACTTTGCTCGTGCACGTTATGCACTTAAGAAGGCTAATGTTCCTGATCGTAACCTAGTGGCGATTGTTGACCCTTCTGTTGAGTTTACACTAAATACACTAACTAGTTTGACTAGTGTTTCTGACAACCCACGCTGGGAAGGTATTGTCTCTGATGGCATTGCTTCTGGTATGAAGTTTGTTAAAAACGTGTATGGCTTTGATGTGTATTGCTCAAACTACCTGAAGGACGTTACTGATGGTGCCTTGCCTACTGCAGCTGATGCTGGTGTAGACTTTGGTACAGTTAATGGTAAAGCTAACTTGTTCTTCTCTGCTGACCAGACGGCTTCCCCGTTTGTAGGTGCATGGAGACAACAGCCAGACGTTGACTACGAGTACAACAAAGACAAGCAACGTGATGAGTATGTAACAACAGCTCGTTATGGTGTTAAGTTGTATCGCCCTGAAAACATGGTTCGTGTAGTTTCTAAAACTAACGTTTAATCTTTATATAGAGAAGGAATAAAATATGTCTTGGACAAACGCTGACGGTCTTACCGTCCTATTGCATGGTGAAATTGGTGAAGTACGTGAGGGTGGTGTAACATCCATCCCTATGTACAAAACTTTGGTTGTTGATCTTGATCTAACAGCTGATCGTGCAGTTCAACCAAATGATGCCTACATCCCTGCAGGTTCATTTATTAAGTCTGCTACTCTAGTTGCTAAAACAGCAGCTGCTGGTGGTACGTCAATTAACTTTGGCTTGACTAACAAAGCTGGTACTGCAATTGATGCTGATGGCATTGATGCTGCAGTTGCTGCTGCTGCTCTTGGTGCAAACAAAGCTGTCGTGTGTGATGGTGCATTGGTCGCTGGTACAGCTACTGTTGGTGCAGCTGACGCATATGTCACTACTGCCAATACTGGTACATTTACAGCTGGCGTTGCTAAGCTTGTAATTGAGTACATCGAAGTATAATCTGATAATGACTGGGGGGCTTCGGTCCCCCTTTCTATTTACAAGAGATAACCTAAGGGATACATTAATGGCTAATATAAATCACTCTTCACTAACAGACCCTAAACTACATGAGCCTAAGGGTGTAGCCGCTGCTGCTAGTGGTCAGGTGTATGTCGCTGATGGATCTGCCTCAGGTGACTGGAAGTACCTACCTGTTGGTTGGGGTAACTACAAGGACGGTGGTTCAGCACAGACTATAACAACTGCAGACACACTACTTCAAAATGATGGCGCAGGTTCAGCCACATCAGAGGTATACCTACCGAGAGAAATCCGTGGTACATCTTCACTGTGGGACACAACTAATGATAAGATTTTACCTATTAACTTAGGTGACTCATATATGGTCCGTGTGGATCTTCCTATTACAGCTGAGACAGGCAGTCCAACTGAGGTCATCCTGCAGCTAGATATTGGTGGTTCAGGATCTACAGCTACGGTGCCTATTATTACAACTTACATGGACACAGGCAGAACTACTCCATACACATTAGAAGCAGCCTTCCCTATGTTCTGTGGGTCTACCTTTGTAGCTAACAAGGGTCAAATCTACTTAAACACTGACTCTGGTACT